AGAGAACAAAGTCCTAGACCACGTTCTCCGCAATGTTTCTTATAGCTCACCCACGACGGTGTACGTTGGGCTTTATACATCCGACCCGACAGACACGAATTCGGGTACGGAAGTTTCTGGTGGCTCCTATGCCCGCCAAGCCCTGTCCGTGACCACAGCATCGGCTGGAATCGTTACCTCTAGTGCAGACGTTACGTTCCCGCAATGTACCGCTTCGTGGGGTTCCGTGGGCTTTATCGGGATTCTAGACGCGGTTACTAGCGGCAACCTGCTTATGCACACAGCCTTGACGACTGCCAAGACAATCGACTCTGGCGACATCCTCAAGATTACTACTGGCAACCTTACGGTAACGCTTGACTAATGGCCTTCGTCCTTAAAGACCGCGTAAAGGAAACCTCGACCACGACAGGTACGGGGACGATTACGCTAGGTGGCGCGTCTCCTGGCTACCAGGGGTTCTCTACCGTTGGAAACGCAAACACCACGTTCTACTCAATTGTGATGGGAACGGAGTGGGAAAACGGCGTTGGAACGTACACCTCGTCTGGGTCAGCCCTGTCACGCGATACCGTACTGTCGTCGTCTAACAGCGGCAGTTTAGTCAATTTCTCTGCCGGAACAAAAGACGTATTTATTAACTACCCAGCAGGGCGGGCTGCGGCTTACGACACGCCTAGCCAATCAACAGGTGCTTTCCACGTCACAGTAGGAACGACAGGAGAACGCCCATCTTCTCCTTCTACTGGAATGATTCGGTACAACACAACAGAATCCCAGTACGAGGTTTATAGTGGCTCTGAGTGGAAATACTTTTCTCAAACAAGTTATCCATATTCCGTATCTTACTTAGTGGTCGCTGGTGGCGGTGGGGGTGGTAGTAACGCCGCTGGAGGGGGTGGTGCTGGGGGTTTTAGAACTGGTACAGATTTACAAATAACCAGCGGAAGTAATTATACGATTACCGTTGGAAGTGGTGGAGCCGCTGGCGCAAAAGGTAATGACTCTGTAGTTAGCACCATTACTTCGACCGGCGGTGGACAAGGCGGTGGTTTTGGAAATGCTGGTGCTAGTGGTGGTTCTGGAGGTGGCGGTGGTTCAGGACAACCAGCGCCCGGAAAGTCGGGTGGCGCAGGAAATACGCCAAGCACTTCTCCTTCTCAGGGTAGTAACGGTGGAACGGGAGGAGGTTTTGTAGATGTTAACTGCGGAGGTGGTGGAGGCGGCGCAAGCGCAACTGGCGGTAATGGTAACGGCACTACTGGCGTTGCTGGTAACGGCGGCGCAGGAACTGCGTCAAGTATTAGTGGTTCTTCTGTAACCTATGCTGGCGGTGGTGGTGGGGGGTCATACCCGCCAGGAACTCAGGGTTCTGGTGGAGCCGGGGGCGGTGGTGCTGGTGGTAAAGATACGTCAAACCCCGCTGCAACTGCTGGAACTGAAAACCTTGGTGGCGGCGGAGGCGGCGGCGGTGCTGGTGGTGGCTCAGGCGCAGCAGGAGGCTCTGGTGTAGTCATAATCAGTTACGCTGGAGCGCAACGAGGAACTGGCGGCACAGTAACTAGCAGCGGTGGTAACACAATTCATACGTTTACAACATCAGGGACATATACGGGATGAGTCATTTTGCACGAATTACTGCACAAGGTATTGTTGAGCAAGTAATTGTCGCTGAACAGGACTTTATTGATACGTTGCCTGATAGAACCTCCTGGATTCAGACTTCCTACAATACCTATGGCGGCCAACACCCAGAAGGTCGTCCGATTCGTAAGAATTACGCTGGTATCGGTTACACATACGACTCTGTACGCGATGCGTTCATACCGCCAAAGCCTTATGCGTCTTGGGTGCTAAATGAAAACACTTGTTTGTGGGATGCGCCAACGCCTTACCCGACAGACGGGAAAACTTACAATTGGGACGAGAACACTCAGCAATGGGTTGAGACAGGAGCCTAAACAATGTTCGGATTTGCGCCACTAGGTTCAGGAGTAATTGGCGCGTCCTTTGCTCCGACAGCAGGTAAGCCACTATTAACCCTTGAAGAATTAGACCGCTTTGGAAGCCTAGATTCCTTACCGTTCTCGCTAGACGCGAACTGGATGGAGTGCGGGATACAAGGCCCGTTTACGCTAGAGTTTTTAGACTACTTTAGCACCAGTATTGACAGCCTTGCGTTCTCGCTAGACGACCCAATTTGGGAGTCTGCGGATACCGAAATCTGCCTAGTCTACGCACCAGAAAACATTACCGGAACTGGGACTGTAAATGCTACGGCGCAGTTCTTTGAGACAGCCCAAGCCTTAATCACGGCCAACGGACAGGTCTCAGCAAGTAGTACGCTTTTGCGTACGGTTGAGGGTGCGATTGATGGTGCTGGAACCGTATTAGCAAGCGGCAGTCTTGTTCAGTTAGTAGGCGCAATTATTACCTCATCTGGTGATGTTGTTGCCGTAGCGCAACGCACAAGAACGGTTGATGGTAGTATCACAGCCAACGGACAAGTAAGTGCTTTAGCAAACAGAATTACAAGTGTCGTAGGCAGTATTTCTGCCGCAGGTTCGGTAAGTGCTGTTGCGGCGCGTTTACGGGACGTTGTAGGGGCGATTAACGCCTCGGGCAACCTAGTATCAGACGCGGTAAGACTTCGCCTTGTAGACGGTTCTATAACGGCAGAAGGGTTCTTAGCGGTAGATGCAGGGTTCTTGTTTGATGTCCACGGAGATGTCGTTGCGACAGGTACTTTAGATGCTCTTGCCGCGTTTATTTCAACAGTTTCAGGGCAGGTGGCAAGCAACGCACAGGTTACCTGCACGCTTTACAAGTTTGGCGAGGAGTGGGTATTAGTACCCGACCAGCCAAACACATGGACTGCGGCTAATTTCCAAAGCGACACATGGACACAGGCATCAACCAGTTCGGACACATGGACACCAATTAACGCCCAAAACAATATTTGGACACAACAATCTTCGGGAAGTAACACATGGCAATAACAAGAGTTACCTTTGGAGAATGGCTACCTGACCAGCCAGGGGTTATCGGTGCGCTGACCACGGCTAAGAACTGCTACCCAAGAGCCGTTGGCTACGGGCCGTTTCCGACAGAGGAAGATTATTCCGACTCGGCAGCACAAAGTTTAACTAACGTGGTGGCCGCAAGGGATGTGGGCGGCAACACAAAAGTCTTTGCCTCTGGGACGACTCGCCTTTACAGCCTAGATTCTTCTGACTTTTCGCTAGACGACGTGTCGGCAACGACCTACACGGGCGCGGCTATGTGGAAGTTCACCCAGTTCGGCAACAAGGTAATTGGCGCAACAGAGGCGCATACCCTGCAAGCCTACGACTTAACGACAACGGCAAACTTTGCCAATCTGTCCTCGGACGCACCCAAGGCTAAGTTCGTGACCGTGGTGCGGGACTTCGTGGTTACTGGGTATCAGACAGACTACCCAACCCGAGTGCAATGGTCGGGTATTAACAACGAGACAACTTGGGCTGCATCTGCCACGACACAGGCAGACTTTCAGGACATTCCTGACGGCGGCAGGGTTCAGGGCGTTACGGGTGGCGAGTTCGGTATTGTCCTGATGGACAGGAGTATCTATCGGATGTCCTACATTGGGACACCGCTGATATTTCAATTCGACAACATATCTAGGAACCTAGGGTGCTACGAGTCCAACTCGGTCATTCAATGGCAAGGTATTACTTACTTCCTCTCTGACGACGGCTTTTACGCCTGTGACGGACAGCAAATAGTCAACATCGGCGCGGAGAAGGTAAACCGTTACTTTTTTACAACACTCAGGGAAGCAGAAATTGACCTTATGAGTGTGGCGGTAGACCCGTCCAAGAACTTGGTGATGTGGGGATATTCCTGCACAGACCTGACCTACCGAATCCTGATGTACCACGTTCCCACAAAGCGGTGGGCTTACGCGGATTCCACGGTAAACAGAATCGCCTCTAGCTCCACACCAGCCGTTACGCTAGAAGGGTTAGATAACTTCTCTGCCTCGCTAGATGCCCTGCAAACGCCCCTAGACTCGCGTCTATGGCTCGGCGGCAAGTTGCAGTTAGCAGGGGTCACAGGGGCTAAAAT